ATCCCGCTACTTTGATATAGATGTCTGGGCAGAAAAACACGGACTCCTGCAATTCCCAAAGGCAAGTAAGACTGAAAGAAATAAGGGGTGTGAGGGGTTGGAAGACAGACTTGGTGGAAGTTTAGAGGGTGGAAACGATAAAAGAAATGGCGATGACAAGCCACAATTAAAGCCAACAAAAAACCACCACCCCACTGTCAAACCAGTCCACCTTATGTCTTGGCTTGTTAGATTAGTGGCTAAAGAAGGCGATATAGTATTAGACCCGTTTATGGGAAGCGGAACAACCGGGGCAGCCTGTAAAATGTTAGGTCGGAAATATATTGGGATAGAAAAAGAGCCGGATTACTGCCTAATTTCAGAGGAAAGGATAGAAGCATTACAAAAAGAATTAAAAACGGCAGTGCCCCATAAAGAAAGAAGGGCGGGACAGAAAGGACTGTTTGAAGAGTGAAACAGTGAAACAGTATAACGATATAACGGAACGAAAAAAATGAAAGCGCCATTTCCATATTTCGGAGGAAAAGGTTCAATCGCCGATAAGGTCTGGGAATTTCTCGGCGATGTCAAACAATATATCGAGCCTTTTTTCGGAAGCGGAGCAGTGCTGCTTAAACGACCACAAACAAAATTAAACAAGATTTATGAAATTGTTTGCGATAAAGACGGATTCGTATGCAATGTTTGGAGGGCTATACAATTTGCGCCGAATGAGGTAGCAAAGTGGTGTGATTGGCCGATAAATCACTGCGACCTCATCGCAAGAAAAAAAGTCCTTATTGAAAACGAAAAATCAATGCTTAAAAATCTTTGCAACGACCCCGAATGGTTTGACCCTAAAATGGCCGGATATTGGATATGGTGCGCATCCTGCTGGATAGGCAGCGGCCTTACTCGCCCAACACAAAGACCTCATTTAACCGACAATCAAGGAATAAATTCTCAAAAAGATAATAATGTTTATATATGGCTTCAGGAATTGTCCGAGAGACTTCGGGAGGTAAAAGTCGTTTGCGGTGACTGGACAAGAGTTTGCGGCGGCAACTGGCAATCAAACAACAGGCCGGTCGGTATGTTCTTCGACCCGCCTTATGCGACAAGCCACCGTGATAAAGATATTTATCATTGCGAAGATTTAGAGGTCGCTAAAGCGGTCGAAGAATGGACGTTAAAAAGAGGAGATAATCCCGATTACAGAATTGTAGTTTGCGGATACGAAGACGAATACCATAAACTTATCGCAAACGGATGGAAAGTTGTTCATTGGAAGGCAAAAGGTGGTTATAATAATCTTGGCCGAATCAATACGGCAGGAAAAAAGAATCGGTTCAAGGAAAGATTATTTATTAGCCCGCACTGCCTTAAAAATGAATTATTTTAAATAATAAGCCATAGGCGAACAAGAATGAAGACCAAACGAATACAATCTATCACGCCCGTCCGACTTCAACGTAAACGACAAAAAGGTTTTAAATTAATTTCGCCAAATGGATTGCCAATCGTTTATGTCGGTCGACCTACTATATTCGGAAATGCTTATAAGGTTGGAGACAAAACCAATAGCGGTGAAATTTTGACAAGAGAACGTATCTTAAAACTTTATGAAAAAGGAATCAGGGAAGTTTTGTTAAATCCACTCGATTATCCTCAACATTATAAAGCCATAAAATCATTAAGGGGCAAAAACCTTTGTTGCTTTTGCAAACCTTCCGAACCTTGCCACGCCGATATATTATTGGCTATCGCTAACCCGCCACAGGCGGACAAGCCGTAATAAATGTCGAAGGCCTTTTTTTCACCTTTTTTCCTCATCTAACAAATATTTTCTAAATTTTCTTGACATTTGTATCATTCATATAGTATTTAGTCCGTATGATGATTATAGCGGTTTTAAGGGATATATAATGCCAAAAGCGATAGTAGAAGAAGCTATGCGAAGATATGCCAAAGGCAAGCGCTCGGAAATAGTTACTATGAGTGCGCCTGGCAAAAAACCCATCACGTTCAAGAAAGGCTCACTTCATCGTCAATTAGGAGTTCCTGAAGGAGAACCGATTCCCGAAAGCAAAAAACGTGCGGCGCTTGCTGGGAAATTTGGTTCTTTGGCTAAAAAGCGGGCTGTATTTGGTTTCAAAGGCGCTTTGGCCGCAGGCAGAAAAACTGCACAGGATTAAAAAGATGACAGCGAATATAAAAGAGCTTTACAGGCGAAAAGGCGTTGCATCGCCTGATGGCAAAGGGATTCACACTTATGAATTTCACGATGTAGCTACGTCGATAAAAAGGGATAATCCTGATTTGCCTATGTCAAGTTGTTATGCAATAGCAATGAAAAAATTGGGTAGAAATGTTGCAGTAAAGAAGGCACATTGGCGAATGGCTGAAGATGTCGCTGGTGCAAGAAAAAGGAGATAAAAATGGCGACAGCAGGACAAATGTCAAATGCAAAGATTAGTGTTAATTCGATTTCCGGTGGAAGTGTAAGAGTAACTATTGCCGCAACCGTAGGTCAGGGAAATGGTGGAACTTCGCTGCCCTGTAGAATGTGTTGGGTATCTTTGCCCGCTACAAATACTGGGCCGGTGAGAGTGAATATAGATGCTGCTGCTTCAGCAACAGCAGGCATTGAGGTGCCGGAAGCGTCGTCTCCTTTTGAAGTTCCCATAGACGATGTGGCAAAACTGTATTTTTACTCTGCAACAAACGGGGACATTATAGATATTCTTTATAGAACGTAGAGATATGGAAGAAACCTTGACAAAACCAGCCGAATTTCCGCCGACTCCGGCGACTAAAATATGTGGAAGATGCAAGCAGGAAAAGGCCACAGACCAATTTTATACTGACAAAAGAAGAAGGGACGGAATCTGTCATTGGTGCAAGGATTGTCTCAATACTTATTATAAAAATCGGAAAAAAGCAATAAAAAAAAGCAAATTTCTATCAACCGAACAGGGATTAAAAAAGATAGACATTATTCCTCGTTCAATGAAAAAATCTCACTTTTTAAGTGCCGAGGACAAAAATCCCGAAGAGACTCTTCAATTTTACAAAGGTTGTTTTTATGAAGGCTATAAGAAATTATTCGCTCTTGGAATACCGCCTGCGGCGATAAATAAAATATTCGGATGTAACAATAAGCAGTTTCAATTAGACGGCAGGCAAGCTGAAAAATGTTATCAGGATGCTCTCGCACAACTTCAGGCAAGGCTTGCAAGTGAGGTTTTGCTTCGTGCTGTCGGCTATAAATATACCGAAGAGGAGATATTTTTTGAAAAAGAGCAAAAAGGGAAAGTGTGGAGAAGAACGAAAAAGAAAGTTCACAAAAAACAAAATCTTGGTAGTCCGGAATTGTTGATATTTTATTTGACGAACAAATTCCCCGAATTGTGGAAAATCAGCCGTGAATTGGTTACAAGAAAAGGCCAAACGTATGATGACGACCCAGGAATACGAGATAGAAAAAAGATTATTGCTATCGCCAGAGGCGTTCTTGAAAAGTATCCCGTTAGAACCACTGGAGAACATCTTGTTCAGGAAGGCTCTGCACCCGTATCTGGCGACAACGGACAGGCAGACTCGCAACAACTTTGTGGAGATGTGCCGCTTGAAACCGCAGATAACCTTTAAGACGATGTTCTGGACTTTTCAGCCGAAAAAGAACATCGAGCCCAACGGAATCATACCCTTCATAACTTGGGATTGGCAGGATGAGGAAATAGACCAAATAAATTGGTTTATGCTCAACGGGGGCAAAGTTCAGAGGAGAAAATCGAGGGAGATTGGAATGACTTGGCTTATTCTCGGCTGTGCTTTGAATCTTTGGCTTTTTACGCCGGAAGTCATAGGTCTTATAACGAGCCGAAAAGAGGAAATTGTCGATAAAAAAGGAAATCCAGATACTCTTTTCTGGAAGTTGGACTTTTTGCTCGAAAAAATGCCGGAATGGATTATGCCGGAATATTTTCGCTCCGAAAGACATCTTGAAAATAAATGGAACGGCAACGTTATAGACGGCGAGGCGACAGTGGAGAACGTCAGCAGAGGCGGTCGAAGAACGTGGTCTTTCTCGGATGAGTTTCAAGCCGTTAAGTTTGATGATGCAAAGTCTATGGACAGGTCGTTATCTGATACTGCTGCCTGTCGAATCTTTCTGGGAACATCCGAATACAGGAATCATCCTTTCAGCGTGATAGGTCGTTCAAGAGGCGTTAATGCGAAGTTTTTGGGTTGGTGGCTTCATCCTTACAAGGCAAGAGGTCTTTACTGGTCGCCGGATATAAACGAGGTAGTCATAGAGGACATTGATTATTATAAAGAACTTGCGCCAGAGGTTTTCAATAAATACCAAAAAGGTGAAAAGATAAAATATTCCGACCTTGAAACAGAGATTGTCTATAAATATCCACAGTTGAAAATATCCTTTATTGCTGATGGCGGCGTTGCCGACAAACCGAAATGGCGAAGTCCGTGGTATGACAATGAGGAGATTACCAGAGACCCGCTCGATACGGCGACTAACCTTGACGGCAATGAAATTGGCGCAGGCGACTCGGTGTTTACTCCAATGATATTGCAAAGGATGAAAGATGAACACGGAAAAAAGCCCACAGAGGGAAATATTATCTTTGAGATTAGCGGCGATAATATTTCAAAGGTCAAATTTTTAGGGGGTAGAGGGAAATTTAAGTGGTGGGGAGAAATCTGCGGAACCAGACCTCCGCAAAATCATAACTACGTTATCGGCTGTGATATTTCGCTTGGTCAGGGAAGAAGCAATTCGACCTGCTCGGTCTTTGATGTTGATGAAAGAAGGAAAGTCGGCTCTTGGTGCGATTCACATACTCTGCCGGAGCAGTTTGCAGAAATTGTCTTTGCTATAGGCAAGTGGGTCGGCGGTGTGTCTGGTATGCCGTATTTGAATTTTGAGGCTAATGGAATTGGACAAGTATTTTCAAAAAGAATAAGGGAGATTGGCTATGGATTTGTTTACAGGACGACTACCGAAAAAAAAGGTTTTCATCAGCGCTTGGCAACTATTGGCTGGGTAAATAGCAGAAACACGCTCCTTGAGCTTTTAATGAACTACAATGCCTCTCTTACTGCTTGTTTTAGAACGGGTATGTCGGAGCAGAAATTCATAAATCACGATTCAGAGTCTCTGGATGAAGCACAGGATTATATTTTTGATAATGGCCGTATCGTTCTGTCAAGCTGTATGGAGGACAGCGGCGGCGCAAAGGCTGCACACGGAGATAGAGTTATTGCCGACGCCTTATGCTGCCTTGCTGCCAGAGAGCAGTCAAAGGCAACACAATCTTTTGCGGCAAAGATTGTCGGAACAAGAGAATGGATTACGAAAAAAATTAAGGAGGAGGAAGAGGAAAAGAAAAATAAAATGAAGATTTTGTCGGATTACTAATATGAGAATACCAAGACCGGAAGATGAATTTATAAAAAAACTGAACAAGGCTATTTCGGCGTGTCAACAGCTGAAAGATTCTGTCAACAAAAAGAACGATAAAATGCTCAAAGCCTATGTTTCGAGCTATTATCAGAAGGTCGTTAAGAGAGACCCTCATCCTTTGAATATGATATATAGAACAGTTTCGGTTTGGCTTCCGTTTCTTGCAGGCGGAAGTCCGAAGAACATCACTGAGCCAAAAACAAATCTTAAACTTAAACCCTTTGCTTATATCTATCAGCTTGCTCTTAATCAATGGATGAAGGATATGAAATTTGTCGAGCGAACACTTTTGCCTGTGGTCTTTAACAGTTTATTTAGCAGAGGTATTGTCAAGACCGGCACTGCAAGGGCGGATACAGCAAAACTTTCCGGCTATCTTACCGTAACCGGCAAACCTTATGCAGAGGTCGTGGATGATAATAATTACATATTCGATATTACAGCCAAAGACAGGACGCAATATGAATTTGAGGGCGATAAGTATCTTCTTCCGACCGATGAGGCAAAGGAGATGTATCCGAAGTTTGCCGATAAGCTCCAGCCGGATTTTAAGCTCTATGGAGAAGAACATCCGAAAGAAATAATGAATGTCGGAAAGATACCTTACAATAAATTAAGAGAATACTCCGAATTTATAGATTTGTGGCTTCCGAAAGAGGGCGTAATAATTACAATTCTTCCCCCGAACAAAGGCTTTGCGAAAATCCTAAAAACTATACCGTATGAAGGGCCGTCTGACGGCCCTTATGACGAGCTTGGCTATAATTTTATATCGTCGTCGACAATTCCAATTCCTCCTATTTACAATCTTATGGAGATGGATACTGCCATAAATACGCTTTATGTTAAGGCAAGAGAAGGTGCTGAAAGCCTTAAAAAAATCGGTGCTTATGAGGCTGGTAATGAAAAAGACGCCGAAACCGCCAGAACAGCAAAGAATGCCGGAATGTATGGTTTTACCAATGCTGCTGCTATCAGAGAGCTAACACTTGGGGGTCCATCTCCCGAAGTTTGGGATTTTTTGAATTTCACGTTAAATCAATTCTCTGAACAAGCGGGAATAACAGGTCTTGATTATAGAACAAGAGGCAGAACACTTGGTCAAGAGCAGATTTTGATGAGCAATGCCTCAAGAACATTGAATTATATGAGTCAAAAAGTTCACAGTTTTGCTGTCTCAATTGTTGAAAAACTTGCTTGGGAAATGTGGAGAAATCCCACACTTCAAATATCATCAACTATAAAAGCGCCTGGTATAGGTCAGGCATCCGTTACGTATAATCAACTCGAACAGCAGGGAGATTTTAACGATTATAGCTTTGATGTTGAAATGTTCTCTATGCAAAGACTCAATCCTGAAGAAAGATTTCAAAAAATGTGGCAACTTCTTACCGGATGGATTATGCCTACTGCCTCTATTTCTGCACAGCAGGGCAAGATTCCCAATATACCGGAAATTACCAGAACTCTTTCTTTGTATCTTGGTATTGACACGGAAGGATGGTATCTTACGGATATGCCGCAATATCAGCAGATGAATCCATATCAGCCTGTCGGCGGCGTGAAAAGTGCAGATACTCGCTTCGGGAGCAATGAGGGCGATAATATGAACAACTTCCTGCAATCACAAATGGCAAGTTTGGGAAGAACTACGAAATAAAATTGAAAGGATATGAATAATGGATACTGGATTGGGATATATGACTCCGATAAGCGAAAAAAAAGCTGAACAAATAAAAAGTGCATTTTCTCAATTTGCTGGAGGTGATATAAAAAATAGTCTTAAAAAAGAAGATGATGGAATTTTTAAGATTGGCGAATTGGTTGTTGTTAAAGACAGTATTTTTAGAATAACTAATATATCAAAAAAAAAGCTAACTTTGACTATTATATCGGAATCTGAAAAAGAAGCATTGGAAAAAAGAGCAATAGCTAAAGGTGATTTATGTCAGCAACAGTAACGCTCGCAACTAAAATAAAAATCACTCCGACAATCGGCAGTGAGACGGAAGTGTCAAAAAGTTTTACATCTGACACTGTTCCGGTGGAGGTTGTTAAAGGACAACCTGTGGTCGGTAATACTGCCTTCAATCTCGATTTAGGAGATATTGCAGCAGGCAAGGGTTATATCCTCTGGCTTTATGCTATAACAGGAAATTTTTATTTTAAACTCGGAGCGACAAGCGGAACGCCTGCGGCGATTGATTCGCATCTTTATTTGCCTGAAGGCGAGGCTTATCCGATTCCTATAAACCCTAATGCGACAGCTATGTCTGGCGTCAGAGGTGTTTCGGATAGTGCCAATGGCAAACTTGAGTATGTTCTGGTCGGAAGTTAATATGCCAATTTACGAATACCAATGCGAAAAATGTAAAAAAATTAAGGAGATTTTTCGACACAAAGTAAGACCGCTAAAGAAAGTTGTTTGTGATTGTGGCGGCGTAATGAGCAAGCTCATCTCTTTGTCGAACACCAACGTCAAGGAGAATCCGAGATACTCGAAGGCTATGGGTGTGAATGTTACCCAAGTGGAAGAGGCCAGAAAATTATGGCCGGATGCAGTTTTTAATGAACAAGGCGACCTTTTGATAACTAACAGAAAAGAAAAGAAAAAATGGATGAAAAGGCGGGGAATGATAGAACTTGATTAAAAAACACTTGACAGGAGAAAGGGTTTGTATTAGTTGTAAGATTTATGTCTGATTTGACGGCTGTATCAAATAGGCAGAAAGGAACTATAAAATGGCTGATGAAGAAAAAAATTCGACTGCGGTCGAAGAAGTAAAGTCTCAAGCAGTGCCGCAGGCATTTGTAGAGGCAGAGGATAAGATTTTATCCGAAAAAAAGGCCGAGAGCCAAAAAGATGCAACGAACGAAATCGAAGAAATTTCTGAAAAAGAAGCGCTGTCAGCTGAAATCCCAGAATCACTTGCAAATATTGACCCTGAAGTGGTTGAGGCTTGTCGTGATTACGGCTGGGACGATGAAAAGATAGCAAAGACGGCAGAAATTATGCCTGAATTTTTTGATGAGATTCGTGCAGTATTGGATGAGGAAAATGCCCCTGTGCAAAAAGAGCCTGAAGCTCCAAAGCCCACTGTAACGCAGACGGAAAAGCAGGCAGAAGAAATCAAGTTCAATCTCGACCCTGATATGGTCGGCGTGGATGTAAAAAATGCCATTGATAAGATAGCTTCTGTCTTAAATGAGCAACGGATGGGTTTGAGCAATGAGCGAAGCCAGCTTCAGAAGGAAAGAGACATTGCGTTTAATATGCGGATAGACTCTTTCTTTGACAAAAGTGGGCTTCCCGATTTGGGCAAAACGGAGAATCTTGCGAAAAGGCAGTATATGTTACGTTCCGAACTTTTTGCACACGCAAACGTTACCGCCCAACTTCGGGGCATTCCTCTTGAAAGGGCGTTAAGTATTACGGTTGACGAATATAAAAATCGAGTTAGCCCAAAAGAGGCTGAAAAACGGGTTCTCGATAAACTCGAAAAACAAAAGCACAGATTTACAAACAAGCCGACAAGACAAGTTAGCGAAAGCGAAAGAAAATTCACCGATGAAGCCGAAAGAATCGAACACGTGATGGAAGAGGCTGAAAGGTCTGCCGGTCTTATTTGAGAAAGGAGTAAAATATGGCAGCTTCAATTTCAGGAATGTCGCTTGCTCAATTTGAAACGTTGCTCAATGCGACAGACGCCGATTTTGAGCCACAAAAATTGGCAATGACATTGAATTACAGAACGTATGAAGTTACAAATACGATTTTGCCGAATTTCAAAAAGTTAGGTTCAGGGCAATCTTGGCAATCACATATTCAGGTTGAGGATTCGGCCAACGGCGGTCATACCGGAATGTTCTTTGTCCAAGATAATCTCAATCTTTATGAAACCGACCAAAGGTTGACGAGCAATTACAGACATTATGTAACAGGGTGTATCTATGATGAAGCGCAAATTGACATCAATAGCGGCGATAGAGTTCAGAGATACAATTACATCAAAAGTCAGCGTATGGCAATGCACCGCAAGGCTGCCGATGATATAAAGGTCGCCTTTTGGTCTGCACCCGCATCTTCTGCCGATACTACTTCTCCGATTGGGCCTTTTGGCTGGTTGACTTTGGGAACGGACAATGATACAGGAAGTTTCTCCGGCGACGACCCGTATTATCTTGACGGTAATACCTACAGTGCCGGTGGCCTTGCAAGAGGAACTTTCCCAAGATTGAAATCCTATTATGCCGACCACAACGGAGAGTTGAATGATTCTTTGTTGGATTTATTGGGAACGGCTAATAGAAAGACCAGCTTTGAAGTTCCGCTTGTTCCAAACGTTGAGAGTGTTAATGGTGTTGTTACTAACGGCCCAAGAAGCGTGGTATATTACACCAGCAACAACGTGATAAAGAATATTGAGAAGATTGCCCGCAATTCGGATGACAGGATTGGCTACGACCTCGGCAAGTATGCAGGCGAGACGACTTACAAGGGTATTCCGTTCAGATACAACGAGATTTTTGACACTGCCTCGACCTATCTGTATGGCACAGACCCGATTGTTGCTATTAACTGGTCTGTGATGTATCCGGTGGTTGTTCGCAACTGGTATTTTAGAAAAAGCGTGCAAAGACATCCGTTCTGTCATACGGCCTTTACGGAGCATATCGACCTGTATTGGACAGGTTGTCATTGTGATAACCCCCAGCAGGCGGGATTTTTGATTAGCCAGCATCCGTAAAGGAAAACTTGAATTATTAACTTATTTGGTAAGACAGACTCTGGGCTGTTAACCGACACCGCATCCGTTCGGTTAAGCGGATAGAAATGGAGTGATTTATGGCTCGTGGTCATAACAAAATACAAATTATCTGTCAGGGCTTGGCAGGTCAAAAGCACGGTCTTTGGGATTTCATCTACAATGTGGGAACGAAAGACTCAAATTATGCCGTTGGCGATGTTGTAGTTATTCCGAGCAGAGGTATATTCGTGTATTCCAAATCCGTAGGCGCTTGCATCTCTGGTCAAGGCGCTGAATTTACCTATGCCGGATATACGGCTTATACGGCGTTCACAACTGCTGCCGTTGTAGGAGCAAGGAGCGTTACTGTTCCTGCTGCCACCCACGCTGCTCTTTCAACTGACGAACTTCGCAATGGTTTTATTACCATTTATGATGGCTCGACTAACAATGTTCAGTTTAGGCAACTTTTAGGCAATGATTCAGCTCTTGCAAATGCAGCCTTTGTTGTTTATCTGGATGGGCCGTTAGTTGAAGAGGTTACGACTTCAAGCTGCTGCGAAACTTATCAGAACCCGTTTATGGCGCTTCGGACAGGAACAATGAATTATTTTGCGAAGGCTGGCGTTCCGGCATCGGAAGTTAGCGCTGCTGGCGAGTATTTTTGGACTCAAGTCGGTCGCATACCAAGTTATTGTTGGCTTGCTCCGCAGGGCGGCAAACTTGGAACAACCGAAGGCGGATATGCAGGCGGACTTTGGAGTGATGTTGGTAACGTTTCCGATTTCAATACTTCAATTGGCGTTACGGTTGCCCCTGGAAGAGGTTCGCAATATGCGGGCAATCCCGTCCTCGGCGACGCAGATAATATTGGCCCGTTGTTTATGCTGGCCTAAAGGAGAAATCTATGGCAAAAGAACAGGAAAAAAAGAAAGAAAAATTAGTTATGCCAGACAAACTTAATGACCCTGAAAAAGTCAAAGATTATTACAAAAAAAAGGTTGAAAAATTTAAGGTAAAGTAAGGCTTAAAAACAAGGCTTTGGCAGTTGTGCCTTGAACAACTGCCTTTTTTGGGAAATTATTGTGGCTAATTTGAAATTGACTTTCGGAGATGTCTATACGAAAGTCTCTGAATATCTTGGTCTTGGCTCTGCCCCTACGGACAGCGACCTTGTCATTGTCAAGGATTTGACTTTTCGGGGCTATAGAAAATTTCTTATGCCGATAGATTTAAGCAATCCCCGAAATCCTGTAACGTATCAATGGAAGTTTCTTGAAAGAACTACGACATTAAGCATAGAAGCAGACCAGGATACTTATAACTTGCCTGAAGATTTTTCTTCTTTTGTTGCTTCGCTTACCTACATAACCCCGATTTCAGTTAATCCAATTGAAAAATCATTGAGTTTTATCTACGAGCAGAAATCTTTCAACAGAGGGACGGGTTATCCGATATATTATGCTCTTAAAACCGGTGAGTTTGAGCAGATTAGCAACGGCAAGACGGAAATCATCTTCTGGCCGACACCTTCGCAGTCTGCGACTTATTATTATACTTATCTTTCTGTGCCGCCGAAGCCGGTTGAGGACGATGATGTTTTTGTCGGCGGCGATTTAGCGAGCGAGGCGATATTGGAGTCTTGTCTGGCTGCTGCCGAAAGTTACAAATATGATACTCCGAACGCACAGAATCCAAAGATTCACGCAACAGAAGCTGATAGGCTCGTTCAGGCTCTTATAGGCAAGGATAAGAGGGACC